TCCAGCCAGTCGGTGTTACATCTACAATCATTTCGGTTGATGATACTGATAGCACTCGCACCCAAGCATTATTTTCTGCTGTTGTGAATCCTGCTACCTTAATATATTGACCAACCACTATATCTAGATTAGTAAAGTTAAATGAGCCTGTAGATACAATCTTAGATCCATCTATATCCACTCCTGTTACATTAACACCTACAAGTACTAATTCATAGCCAACTAAAGCACTCGCCAAAGCTACATCTACATCTATCTGATTAGCTGATACGCCTGTGATAACTGCTTTTGATCCTTTACACGCAACTATATCACCAATAGCAAATCCTGTTTCATCATCTACAATTATGCTTGTGCTTGTAGCATCTGCTGTGATAGTTGAGCGGATTTTCTCATCCCAGTCATTCCACATTGCCGACTTAATTAATGGGCTTTCCATAAAGCCATAATTCAAATCTAAAGCTACACTAGCATTTGATGAAAGACCAACTGACTTACCACCTGCAACGCCGCGACCTTTAGTAGTATTGTTACCGTCGATGCTCTCATTTTCTGCTGTGAATGTAGCCTCTGCTTTATTGAGTGCGACTGTTTGAAATTTCGGAGTAGCTGGGATTGTACCCGCTACAACCTCTTCTACAAAACCAATCTTCTTATTTTGAATACTTGCCATTATCTACCCTTTGTTGTTTGTACAAGGGTAATTTTATTGGCTATTTATGAAGTCGGATTTTAGCTTATTTGCTCTTGATAAGAAAACTTAAAAAAGCATTCTATAATGTAGTTATTGAAGTTATCACCTAAGCTATTATCTATGGTAGCGTTCGGCGTAGTTATCTTATTGGTAAGCATTAATCCACTTGGATATAATGACCTTTTAGTTAGTAACCCATTTATAGTATCAACTTTTTCAAAGATATTTTTAGTAGATGTTTTTTTGCTGTTGTAAATATAAAAAGTGACCTTTAAGTCTTGCTCAAATATTGCTTTCTTTTGATGTTGCAATATGGTCTTTTGCCTTGTAGCTCCTGCTAGAGATATATCACAATTTACGAATGTAACTGTATCGGCTGGACGGTCTTCATAATCATTGAAATATACATCAACTAAGTTATCATCAACGAAGTTTGTGATCTCATCTAACTTATTAGCTAAATCACTCATTATTCAACACCCTTTAGATACAGCCTATAACCGATTAAATAATCAGCTGGCTTAATCTCTATAATCTTTATTATCTCGTATGTGATACTACTTGACTTAACTTTATAGCTCTTTTTAAGATCTAGTGAGTTACCTGCTATACAATCCTTATCACTAGCATCTATATAGCTCTCACTCTTAGTACTGCTATCAAGCAATTGCTGCTCTACCGAAGTAAACAAAACCTTTATTGTGCCTATATCAACATCATCATAAGTTACATCGTTACGACTTGCACCTGTCACTTTTTGCTTTTCTATGATATCTACATCAACACCATACTCTTCTAGCTCTTCTAGTAAGTCATTACCAGCATCTATGTAGTCTTGATGAGCCATCTTATAAATCCCTTAGTATGTCAAATGAGCCGTAGCTTGCAGTTTCACCAGCATTACAATCAGCATTACCAAGGCTAGATACGAAGCCATTAAGGTATTTATCTACTGTATGATAGTATCTATATTCTTTCTTACTTTCACCATCGCTAGCATACTTAAATGACTTCTTTATAGCTCCTGCAATATCTTTGCTCTCTTCTATAATCGTTTTAGTATCTGAATTTGTGTAGTCTATATTAGTGTCTAATACACCTTGTAATATGTAGATTAAAGCAAGCTCACACTGGGCTTTTTTTATTGCTTTTGGAACGCCTATTAAAACAAGCCCATCAACAACTAGACTAGCTCTAGGAAAATTGCTTTCATGAGTTATAGAAGTACCTTTGTAAATATAAGCATTATCCAAGTAGTTGAAGGCATTAATCAAAGCTATCTCTTTTTCAGCATCGCTCTTAGTTGACCAATCAGTATCCTTGCCAACTGTAGCTAAGTAAGCATCACAATACGCAACCGTTACATAACTATTTACATCGGCAATTAAGCCTGCATCATCTTGAATAATTAAACTCATCTTTCTTTATCCTCTTTATTAGCCTTTGCTTCTTTATCCTCTTTAGCAAGTCCATATTTCTTATTAAAAGCTTTAGGGTTTTTGTTAAATTCTCTTATTTGAGCATTAGTTAGGTTCATAAAATAATTTCCTTAATTAATAGATTGATTAGCAATTAATCGTTCGTTTGAATAAATGCTAATTTGATGTTTTTACGCTGCCATACTCTTGTAAATGTAGTAGCCATTTCTAGCTGCGAATAACCTACCTGACCATCTGTATTAAGGTTATTAGAAGTCATCGAGTAGCCAAGAGGGTGGATAATACCACTCATTCTATGAATTAATGAAGTTTCACCAGAACCGTTACCTGCTTTCTCATCTCTTTCGGTTGCCATAGCATCAACTCTTGGTACTTGTGCATAAGCATAAGCTGAACCACCAAACAAGATACTTGTATAAGTGATTCTGTTTGCACCTGCAACTGCAGGCAAACTATCATCAACTACTAATCTCATGCCCATATACGACATAAACGAAACTTTACCCTCACTGTCCACAACTGTGTCAATAAGGTTTTCCTTTTTAAGTCTTGTATAAGTTACAGAATGTACAGCCAATACACCTAAATCTTCAGCCATATCGCCCATCGTTTGCTTAGCATCCAATATAACATTCGCACTTATACGCTCTGCATCTACTACACCACCAACTGCATCTGTAGCAACTGAAATAATCATATCGCTACCGTGGTTAGCTACACAATCAGCAAGTATACCAAGTGATGATTTGATAACTCTTTGTTGCTCAACCGACGCCCAATAAGCACCTATTCTATTAGCAACCGCTTCTACTGGATCACCTGCGGATTGTAAAGCTTGTACTTTTGCAAGTTCTGCAAAGCTCCACGCTCTTGCTAAGTCAAAGCGTCTATAATTCATAGTTTGGATTGATACTTTTTCTGTACCTATCTTATCTCCGACTACATCCGTCTGATAAGTAGGTTCAACTAAGAAGTCCAAAGGCTTATATTGAGTAAGTTCGCCGATAGTACCACCCACGCTAGCCATAGTAGCTAGTTGGGCATCATTAGCCATAATACCACTAGCAATGAAAGCATTGCCTTCTGTTTGTTTTTCTTGTGCTATTGAACCAAATACTAATGGATTATATAAGTCTGCTAATTGTGTAGTTGCCATTTTTCTAATTTCCTTTTACTAGTTGTTTGTAAAGCTCTGGATTTTCTCTTGCAAGTTTTACCTGCTCCATACCGCTCATTTCTTTCAATGATTTCCGAGATATAACATTTGAGTTATTAGAGATAGCACCGCCACCGCTTGACTTAGAAGTCACAATCATGTCTTTAAACTCGCTCATTCCTTTTATCGCTTCTTTCATTTGATTAACATCTGAATATGTAGCACCGCCAATATTCATAAGCACCCCGCCTGTTTCATCAGAGTAAGCAAACATATCACCGATAAGCTTGCTGAAAACTTCCTTACCGAATAGCTCATTAGCTACGCTTTTAATGGTCTCGTCGACCTTGCCTTGCTTTTGTTTATTGGTAAGGTCTTCGTATTTGTTTTTCCACGCATCTAGCTCCTGCTTAGTGGTGTCTAAAAGGGCTTTGTAGTCGCCTTTTTCTGCTAGCTTTGCCAATCTGTCGGCTTCGGCTTGCTCTTCTATCTCACGCTTCTGCTCTTGTCCTTTTTTCTTTTCTGCAAATAGCGTAGCGTTGTGATTAGCAAGCTTTTGATTTTCGGCTTTTAGCTGTGCGATAATTTCCTCATTACTTAGAGGTGCATCTTGGTCTGTGTTTGGTGTATCGTGGGTTACTTCTGACATTAAACTCTCCGTAGTCTTGTTAAGGATTAATTTTAAAATGGTTTTGCGAGTGTGGATTTTGAGTGTTATTTATAAAAACTCTGCAAACTTATTTCTAAGCTCACCAACTGACAAAGCACGCCCACTATCTACAAACTTATCTAGCTTGACGCCATTATTAAAAAGCTTGTACTTGGTGGCACCTAGATGTTGCTTTTGAAATGCTTTAGGTTGCAGTCTTAGATACTCATCATAGCTAGTGGTAGGTGATACCCTCTCTATACGCTCTAGCTTGCCATCTTTGTCATAAACCCGTACTGGTCGTGTAACTTCACTATTATCAAACATAGCATCGTACTCATCTTTGATGGCTGGCAAAAGTATACTTCTACAATTATAATGAAAAGGAGGTTGCGGGTGGTTTTTAAGTGGATAAACTTTATCGGGAGTAGAACCATAAGCTTGGCAAATAGTGCTAGTACGGTTGTCTAGTATTACTAAGATACGATAACCCTCTAGTGTCTCGCTATTAGCGTCCGCTGTAGCCTTAAACATACCGTTTGATATACCGTTAAGCATAGTGCGAGATTGAGTTATAGATTGCTGCTTTATTTTTTTGTTTATAGTTGGCAACCTTGCTAGTATATCTCCAGTTATTTCATCAACTGTTTGAGATTGCACAAAGGCATTAGTAAGCTCTTGCCTAAAGTATGTTTTAGTTTGGTCTGTAAGAGTGCTAAACATCTTATTTATAGTTTCATTATTAACAATTATTGAGTTTAGCGTCCTCTCTATCTGCGTTTTTGTAAGCTTGGCAACTGTGATACCTGTTACATAATTCTTTAATGTTTGTTGAAAAGTATCCGATTGAGTCTTTGCAAAGTCTAAAGCCATCTGTTTAGCTTCTACATACTCAAACTTCTCACTTGTGAATACTCTGATTAGCTTTCTTAGCTCTGTAATGTTCTTTATATCATTATTCATAAGATGAGTATTGACTAATCCTAAGACACGCTCATACTCGTTATCAACAGCCTTTGAATATGTTCTAATTACAGATTGAGATAGTACAAACTGTTTGATAATATCATTTTCAAGCGATTTCAAAGCTTTCACTCTCGCTTTCTAGATCAGCCTTAAACTCTTCATAAGTCATAGCTTCATTAAGTAAGCCGCTCTTTTTGATACCATTAAATAATGCAATTTTAGGAATTGTTCCTTGCGTAACACCGCTAAGCACAATAGATAGCAGTTGAGTATCTGTCATCTCCTCCACTATATCGCTATTAAGCTCAAACTTAACATCTTGATTAGCACCCTCAAACAAAGCCATATACTGCAATGCTCTGGTTATGCCGTTAGATACATTATCCATTACATTAATAAGCTCACTATTTTCTGAACTTGCTTTAATCCTTGAAGTAGTTGCAGTCTCGTTGACGCTATCATTTTTGACAAGCTTAGCACCCGCTGAAATCATCATCTGCTCTATCTTATCTATCTCTAATGTAAGGCTAGAAGTCTCAGCTATTTCAAGATATTTAAGGTCTTCATTAAGTCCAAGCACTACACCTTTGGTAGCACCTGTTGAAAGACCGCCACCATCTTTGATATTATCTGCTGACTGCTTGGATATGTTGGTTGCTACCAATAAAGGTATGCTTTGATAATGAAGTTTTAACGCATTATCTGCATAGTACTGATAGTGTTTGATATTCATATTAGCTAAGTCAATCAGTGGCGAACCATCAATATCACTATTGTTATTTTCTGAACCTGTGAATACAAAAGGTATCTCTGTTAGTCTTTGACCATTAGCCTTAGGCTCATACACTTCATCTTCTTTGTTGCTGTCTTTATATATCACTCTTTGCTGATAATAACCATCTTTAAGCTCTAGCACTCTATAACGAGTCTTACTTTGACTAGAAAATCCTGTGAACTCTAAATACTCTTCTTTAAGCACCACTAGTGATAGCTGACTGGTAGAACCTTTATTTTCTGTATTCCAGTTGATGATATTGAATGCTGAATATACCGACATATAGGCATATAAGTTATTGCTCTGCTTAACCTTATCAGTTATGCCGCCCTGATAACTGGGGAAGTCTACAAGTATTCCACAACGCCCTATGTTTAGTGTGTTTTGCAGCACTCTTTTAGCGACTTGAGTTATATTTTCATTGTCAGCTGAGCAGTTATCAAGGATATAATTGAGCTTGCCATCATCGTTTAAGGATATATCTGGTTTCTTTCTGAATGCTAAACCATTTAAGGATTTTGAAGTTTTACGAACCACATTATAAAACATAGCCAAAGACAGGTATTGACTGTATTTATCATCACTCGCACTTGTAGCTCCGTTGGGCAAAGGTAAGTATTTTATTGTTTCTGACTTTACTGACTTTTGACCACCAAAAGTATCAGTGACTGTTTTCCACTCATCTAAGTGATAAGTATAATCTGCTCTTGGTGTAGATACATCTGACATAAGTGTAATTTTTAAAATATATTGTGATTATTGTAGACCGTTGTTTGGACTACGGATTTTATAGGCAGTAGATTATAAATCATATACCCTAACGCATCAACATAATCATCTTTAGTTGCTGAGCCATTACTTTTTTCAGGTTTACCGCTATCATCATAAGCTTGTGTTTCTAGAGCTTCTACTAGCTTAGGACATTTATCCACATCTATTTTTAGTAGGTTGTTTTTAAGAGCCACATTAACAGTTAAAACTCTATTTCTTATCATAGGGTTTATTTTTCTATAATCTGTATAAAAATTCTCATTAAGTATCTGTATATCAGTATCTGTAGCATTTGATGATTTAGAGTTTCCACTAGCATCAGGATATATGGTGGCTTTATTAGCATATAAAGAGCTATAATTTGGGTATATATCGTATGTTGATTGACTTACCATTTCATCAACAACATA